ATTTAAAGTAGCAGGTTCACTGTCAGTATTAATGTTTCTTATTTCTGAACCATACCACTCAACACCTGCACTATTTTTACTATTTAAAGTAATACCTACATACTCACCGTCAGCATCTGCTCCACTAGTAAAAGTTGCTATATTACCATTAGTTCCTGCGTTATCTACAGATAACTTTGATGTAGGGGAAGAAGTACCTACTCCTAAGTCTCCTTCTATAATAGCTCCATTTGTAGGAGCTGCAATATTATTATAACCAGTACCTACTCTTAGGTTACCTTCTATGTCTAGTTTGGAAGTAGGACTTGAATCTCCTATTCCTATATTATTGTTATTTTCAGTTACAACGCTGTCTTCAATTGTGTTTGAATCAGCCCATTTAGTTAATTTACCTGCAGTACCAGTACCATCTATTTTTTCATCTATTAAAATCTGTTGAGCATCTTGCTCATCCTTTAGTACTTTACCTTGACTAGCAGCTAAACTAATAGTGTTATCAGTTGAGTCTAAACCATCATAAACATCTCTTTGTGCTATAGTAGTATCAACTGCATTACCATTATAAGTAGGTAAGCCATTTACATCTTCACCAAAGTTATCTAAAACTGATTTATTAGCATGGGTGTGTGTACCTAATCCTATATAAGAAGTTACAGTACCATCAGCTAATAGTATTTCATCTACAGTTCCTCCATCTTTAATAAAGGCATCACTTTTTATATTGCCATCTACTTCTAAAGCTTCAGATGGACTTTGAGTTCCTACTCCTACATTACCTCCTAAAGGGTTTAATAGTAGTTCGTGGGAATTTGCATTAGTTACACTTTGAGATTGTAGCCAAGCTTTGTTAGAATTAAGTACTCCTACTTGTAATCCATAATAAGCAGGATCAGTATCTGAATTACTTATAAATACACTACCTGTAGCAGCACCTAATGTAGGTATATCAGATGCATTACTTGATTCAACGTGTAGTTTTGTTTTTGGGTCTGTTAGTCCAACTCCTACTTTACCATCAAATGTAAGAGCTAAAGTATCATTAGTAGCTCCTGTTCTAAATTCTAATCCACCTATTGTGGAGTTATTAGCAATAGTACTTACCCCTGGTCTACTAAAATACATATTAGCACCAGTGTTTTCTATACTTACATTACCTAAAGAGCCATTAACCTGAAAATCCCCAGCTACATTTAGAGTTGTAGAAGGGGTAGTTGTATTAATACCAACATTACCAGTATTTGCTTGTACAGTAATCTTAGCATCTGTTAAATCAGCGTCTGTGTTATCTAAGTCAGAGTTATTGAGTATGTGTACATCACCAGTACCAAAGTTTCCTTTTGTGTCTAGTACTATACCTCCTTTTACTGCTCCATTTTGATCAATAAATCCAGTTAATCCTACTCCTGTAAACTCATTAGTGTCATTGTTTTGCCCTGCCACTATAGCAAAAGAATCTGTAGTAGTGTTATTATAAACTGTAGCTCTGTATCCAGGAGTGTCAGTACCAACTCCTAAGTAACCTGCTACGTATGCATCCCCATCTAACTCAGTGTCTCCGCTAACTACTGCATCTCCTGATACTAGTAAGTCGTTAGTTACATCTAAACTATCTATATTTGCATGTCCAGTTACAGTTAACTCTTGAGAAATTACTTCACCAGTTACATTTGCATCTCCGCCAACAATTAAATTATCATTAACTTTAGCATTACCACCTACTTGAAGTTTATGTAAAGGTACTGCTACGTTTATACCTATGTTTCCGTTAGCATAGTTTACATCTACACTTTGTGATGTAGCAACAGATCCATTAGGGTTTTGCCATATACTACCATCAGAACTTTTTCTAATTAATGTAATATCACTGTTTGTTAACTCCCAGACAAAATCAGGAGTATTGCTATCTCCTAAAAATAAAAGTGCATTTACTTTTTGAGGCTCAGTTAAGTTAGCGTTAATCCAAGTTTCTACTTCTAGAATTTGTGGATCATTTGTTACAGCAAAGGCTGATAAAGGTATTTCAATTTTTTCTACAGCATAGTCATTAGCAGTACCATAACCTAAAAACTCCATTGCTTTATCTACTAAACCAATGAAACTTTGATTATAATTTGCTAAACCTCCTGTTGTTTCCTTAGACCCTCTAATATCTTTTCTTCCAAAGATTGTATTTTGGGACTTAAAGACTTTTATGAAAACCTTTTTAATATCCATTCAGATAAACGTTTAAATCTAAGAAAAAATAATATTGTAACTTTACATTAAAAAATGCAAGCATATCCGATTAAAGATACACTTGCATTAATTATTTTATAAAGTCTAGAGTGCTCCTGTTACGACAGCATCTGTACTTGCAACCCAAACTCCAAGAACTGCATCAAAGTCAGTTTTGAAAGGTGTGTTTAAAGTAGCTCCATCTGCACTTACAGATATAACTGGGAAAAGATCAGCATTATCAGCAGTATATGCTGTTAGTACTGCGTCTACATCAGCAGTTGCATCCATAGCTGCAGGCATTAACATAACTAGTTGCTTAGGAGAAACTTCTTTTCTAGTAAGAGTTTCTTCAAAATCAACATAGTCAAGGATAGCTGAAGTATATGGTGTGTTTTCAGCTACGTAGTTGTAACCTTCAACAACATTAAATGAAGGATAATCTGTTGCTGTATAAAGATTGTGTACATTTCTTTGCGCACTTCTTCTGTTAGCCATATCCCAATTCATGTTTACAGCTTCTTCATTACCAGCTTTAGTTGAACTAAATCCTTCTGATACTCTGAAACCGTCAGTTAAGTTTACAGTAATGTCAACTGTAGTCTTAGGGTTAGTATTTACTCCTAAAGGAATAGAATCTCTTTCTCCTAATACAATAAAAGCATCAACCTTAGCTGCAGCACCTGCAGTAGTAAGATCAATTACTTCAACAGTAGTAGCAATATCAATTGCTTCTGTAGCCTTACCTGCTGCTACGTCTTCAGCTTGAAGCTTAAGAAGTTTAGCAAGACCTGCAACCATTTCTGGTGTTATTGTTACTGAAGATGTAATACCTTTATAATCCATAAATGGAACAGAATCTCCTGCTGCAATACTACCAATTGCTACTCCACCTGAAACTGTACCTGCAATATTTACTGCTAAAGCTACAAAAGGTTTCTTACCTTTCATGTCTCCGTTTTCTCCTGAAAAAGTAAAAGAGCTACGGTTTAATTTATAAAGCATGTTTTGGATAACGTAATCCTTAGCATTAACTGTACCTAAAGCTGTAAAGTCAGGAGCAAGAATTTTACTTGTTACTGAGTTAGAGTTAAATCCGTGAGTCTTCTCTATCTGAGCAGAATCCATCTCAACTATAATACCGTATTCAGTACTATCAACAGGAGCTGGAAAATCAGAACAAGAAACTGCAGAATAAACTGCTGTTCTAGGTTTAGTAATAGTTAATGATCGTACATTATCTTTCTGAATATCATCAGAAGATACATATACTGGATCTGCTACTTTCCAAGGGTCTGCAAGAGCTAGGTTTGAGCTTGCAGGAGTTCCTTGCATTACTCTAATTGCTCTTACGTTACTTGCTACCTCACCACCAGCTAGAAAATTGTTAGCTGCTACTGTTCCATAAAAATCTGCTGAAGCAACTCCGAACTGACCGTCAGCCAAGTTTACATTGCTTGCACCTAGTACTGCTTGATTTTTAGAAAAAGCTTGAGGTTTAGATACTAGAATTTCTTCTATATCACGCTTGTTACTTCTTTTAAATTGTGTCATTTTAAAAATATTAATTTGAAATTATAAATTAGAAACTATTTGATTTTGAGCTACTTGATAATCTGTAGTCTGCATAGCTTCCCATTCTCGAACAACAAAGTTAACTAGAACATCAATGAATGTTTCATCTATTTCTGGGTTAACAGCGTTGTCTGTTAAAGAATAACCATCTAAGCCTTTACTAGATTCTATACTATTATAGCCTCCTATAAATGCTCTTCTTGGTTGTTTAATATACTCAACATCAACTGTTGAGATTGTAAATTCATTATTTGTATATAAATATATAGAAGAGCCTAATCCTGTACTAGCCCTTGCAATAGTAAATGGAATTCTTTTCCACTTCCTAGAAGGCTTAGAAAATGCGTCTCCTAAAATAGTATTTAGTTGTGTGTGCTTATCTAAATTTAAGTTGATAGGTCCACAGTCAGTATTAATACTAACTCTAACTAAATGCCTGTACTTGTGCTCTAAAAAAGTAAATGGTATTTCAAATACACCATCTTTGTGAGCTAATGGAGTCAAAGGTGCTTGCTCTGGTTGCTTTACTAAAAGATTAGATATCATATCTATTCTCATTTGTGTAGCTTCAAAGCCCATACCTTGAGTGAGTGCAGTACCTGCAAAAGCAGCATCTACATAGTTGTCTTGACTAATGTTAATCAATTCGTCTATTATAGCAGGAGGTAAATCATATCTAGAATTAGAATCTAATTTTTCTACCTTTGCTTTTACTAATACGTGTACTCTTTCAATTAATGCATCCATATTATTCTACCCAAATGTTTTTAGATTTCACTTCGTCAAATAAAATTTTATACCAGTTTTGTGATTCACTCTTTTCTGAGTAGTTTTCATATTCTGATAACATAAAGTTTTTAAATGTTAAAGATGAAGTAAATTCTCCAACATTAGGATCTTGTATTTGTGAATGCCAAGTATATCTACCGTCTCTTGCAGTAATAACATTACCGTTAAGAGCTTGCTGTATCAAGTACTCAATATCTATTTTATAAGATTCTTCAGCAACTGACATTCTTTCTACTAAACTAGTCAACCTTTCGCTGTTAGCAAGTTGATGTCTGTTAGAGCTAGAAATATACTCAAGTAAAACTTCTTTTACTTTATCATCTGTAGCTTTACCTTTTAGTATATTGTTTCCAACATTATCTTTAAGAATAATAGCTGCTTTGTATCTATCATAAGCTTCAAACTTACGCTTTAGAGTTTCATAGTTATATGCTGCTTCAGTTATAACTTCTCTCCTCTTAATCTTTCTTTCTTGTGCCTCATTTTCTTCTGAGATAAAAAATCTGTGACTAACAGGGTTAATGTCATCTATTGACTCTGCAATTCTATTGTGATTTTTTATAAGTTGCATTGACAACCTCCCTCGTGGGGTATCACTAGAAAATCTATTTGTCCTAGGATATAATACTAACTTAAAGTTCTGTAAGTATGTTGGAACTTCTGCATCTAAATGCGTTCCTTTTCCAGCACTTAATAAGGTAGAACCTTTCATTTCTGAAGTATAAAAATCTGGATCTACTCCATCTCTTACTTCGTATTCTCTTTGTTTAGAAATTTTATCTTCTCCTACTAATGAGTCTAATAAAGAATCCCATAGTTTAGATAGACCAAATTCTACTTGCAACTCTGTTGCTTTTTTACCTTTAAAAGGATTTTCAACTAATTCATCTAGCCCAGTGATTAATCTACGTTTAGCGTAATCTGCTTTGAACTTATAAATATCGTGAACTTTTGAACCTCTTGATTGATTTAGTGGAGAGCTATTTACTTCTTCACCTGTAACAGGATCAAATGTTTTATACTGTCTTGTGTGTCGCCCTTGTACACTTGTTCCTTGCACAGGGTTAACGAATAATACATGATTTTTCATATCATTTTAACTTTTTCGTGGTTAAATTAAAAAAAATAGGTTCCTTTTTAATGTTGTCACCTACAACCAATCTCCAGTTTGATCATCTATATATAATCAAAAACAGATAGCGAATTTTAATATGCTAGTGTAGGATCGAATTCTACTCTACCAATTCTTTCTGTATCCCATACACAAAGTCCACCAGACATTTCTCTGTACATACCCATTTTCTTGTTGTTTGAGTAAGCATTTGAACCGTCAGTAATAGCACCTGTTACAGGGTCATATATGTTAGAAACAGTGTAGTATGATTCTACTCCACCTTCTTGAACACATGTAATGTTTGCATTGTTTGCTGCTGCAGCTTTTTGATCAGTTGCACCAAAATCAAAGATATCATAAGCGTATGACTCTAAAGTTCTATCAACTCCTGGAGCCATTTCTGGGAATAAGTTTCTGTCATCTTTGATTGGGTCATGTTGTACTTGAATTACTAGACCATTTGTTAGTCTAATAGAAGTAAACTGTGATCCGTACTCTAATGCGTTCTGGTGAAATCTTGAATCAACATTACGGATAAATTTATCATCAACAGTAACGTATTGGAATTGAGAAGCTTCCTTAGCAATTAGTCTGTGGAAGAAATCAACACCTGCTTCACCTGTAGAAAGAATAATCAATCTATCAGAGAAATCACGTCTTGTGATAAATACAGACATTAAGTATTCAGAAAGATCTGAAAGAGTTAATGAACCGTTGTGTGAGTAGAAGTTACCATCTTTCACTAGCTGTCTCCATCCTGGAGGAGTTTTGATTGGTCTTCCTGAATCATGATCTTGAGAAAACTGTAGACGACCCCATTCCATGCTGAATTCTAAATCTCTGTGAATTCTTTCTTCAAGGATTCCTTCCATCTTAGTAATATATGTTCCAGCCATTACTTTCGTAGACTGTCCACCTTTACCTGTGTTTCCTAGATTCTTTAGTTCAGAGTAATACATGTATCCAACTCCTAGAGCTTCTCCAGTGTGAGTACCTGTTCCGTCTGAGTAAGACATACCTGCAGAAGAACCTCCATCTCTACATCCCATTTCTAGTCTGATAAATTTGTCAGTTACCTCTACCTTTCTTGCAAATGCTCCTGTCACAGATGACAATTCAAACATTTGGTTAAAGATAGGTGCAGAATATTTTGTGTTAAGCTCTGTTGCTACTTGTGTAGTTGCATCAATAACTTTTCTACCTGGCATGATGTACTTAATGTCTACCCAAGAATTTGGATCTCCATCTTGTAACTCAACTACGTAGTGGTAGTTATTATCAGATACTCTTTTACCGTGTCCTACTATCTTTAGCATAGGAGCATCAGCACTTTCTGTTTTAAGAACAGTTGGCTCATGTACGTTCGGTGTATCAAGACCGATCATAAATGACATTCCTCCTCTTCCTGGCTTACTATCAAGAGGTACTAATACGTCTGTGATAGTAAATGAAGTCTCAGTTTCACTAATTAAAGCCCACTTATAATCATCAACCCCTGGTCGGAGTGTATGAACATTATTATTTCCTTTAGTCATATAAAGGAATTTTTTGTTTAATAGGTGTGTTCCTGGCTTAGATGAAAAAAGTTGCGCTCCTCTAACACCGAAGTTATGAGGTCCGTACTTTTTAAACATCTGCGCGTGTGAAAACGAGTCTTGAAATGAACCTCCTAGAGTTTCTCTTCTTGTAAACTCTAATGCAGTTTTTCTAAATGTACTCATTATAATTATTTATTTAAGGATTAACAAATTGAACATCATCCATTAGGTTTTTGTTACGCTTAGTTCCAGAGCTTTTTCGTGACGAGGAGCTGTAATTCTGTCTAATAGAATTGTCTTTTAATTTTTCTACCTGTTTAGAGGCTGCAACTTTTGCAAACTCTGTAAGGTCAAATGTTTTAGTTTTAGCATCATAGTACTGACTTAATGTAATTAACTGTACTAATGATTCAGGATTAGTAAATGCTTCTGTAAATCTTTCTACATATGCATTACTTCTATAGTTAGCTTTAACAGCCTCCTTTGTTCTTTTAGGAAATTTATTATTATCTATAGTATCATATAGACTAGCAGTAAATTCTCGTTGAGCTTCCTGTTGCTCCATCTCTTGTAACCTTTGTTGTTCCAAGATTTCATCAGGTGTAGTCTGAGATGCTCTTTGGTATTTAGAAGCTAGTTCTTTTAATGCTTCACCTTCTTCATCTCTTGATTCTAATAGGTCAATGTTAGACTCTATTAGATCATCATCAAGCCCTTGAGCTTTTAGATGGTTACTTACTATTTCTCTTGCACCTTCTAAAGAGTCAACTGATACTGGTTGGTTATATAAGTTTAAAAATCCAACTACATCTTGATCAGTAAGTTCGTGACCTTTATTCATAATATACTCCATTATCTGTTTACCTTTTTCATTGGTATTAGATAGTAGGTTATTTTTTACACTTTCAGGAATCTCTTCAAAGATTTCATCAAGTTTTTCAAATGTACCATCAAAGTCATCTCTGTCTGTAATATAACCTTTGTCAAGTAAAGTTTTATAAGTACCTACTGCGGTAGGATCTTCTTCTACTTGTTCAGGAGCATCGTTAACATCAACTTCTTCTTCTTGTACATTTTCTCCAGCAGGATCATACGTTGATTCTTGTACTGGGGGGGAATCCTCTCCTTCTGTTTCTACTTTATAGAAATCTGGATCAGATATAATTTCGACATTTTCATTGTCGAGTAGGTCATCCATAGCAGGGACCTCAAACGTTTTAGCCATAATTTTTCTTTTTATGTTCTACAAATATACTAACATATGTTGAAACTTCAAAATGTAAATTAGATACTTTCTGAAGTTTCATACATAGTTATATTTAATTAAAAAATATTTAAAATTAATTAGTTTCCGATTTAGATTTGGAAGTTGCAATCCTTTCTTTAGACTCAATGTCCTTTTCTTTTAGAACTTTTTCATTCTGAAGTTTAGATTCTTTAATATCCATATCTCTTTCTTTAATGTTTAATTCTCTAGTTTTAATGTCAGCGTCTTGCCCTAGCTTAAGCACTTCCATATAATCAGGTACTCCATCATTATCAGCATCTTTATCTTCAGCTCTAGCTGTGTTATTCATAGCAGCTATTTTTTCACTAGATGCATTACGCATTCCCATTAACTGTACCTCATGAGCTTGTGAATCTTCAACTTGCTCTTTTTGCATTTGTGCCATTTTTTCTTGTGACTCCATACTAGCTTGTTGCTGTGCTTGCGCTCTTTCTTGTTGCTTTTGTACTTCTACTTGAATTAACTTGTGAGTTTCTTCGGCTGACTGACCTGACGTAATTGATTTTAATAACGTAGATACTGCCTCCATTCCTTCTGGATTCTGCGAGAACGCTTGAGAGTTTTGCTTCATATAGTTTTGATACTCAATATTGTTTCCAGTATTAGTAACAAATACCATTGTGTTTAGCATTTCTACAGATTTATGGCTTATTTTAAATAATTCTCTAGTTCCATCTTCAAGTAGATACTCTAATGAGTGCTCTTCTTCATCTGCAAGTAATACTCTTTCTGCAAAGGTTCTAAAGTTAATTAAATAATCATTAAATACATCTGCCCATATTTGAGAGTGTGCAAAAAACAAAGGCTCTGTAATATGGTGAGACTGTGCAATTGCTTGTTGATTATCAGCCACATTACTTCCTGAACTAAATGCTGCTTGTCTTTGTGGGCTAATACCCATCGCCATAGACATTTCTCTTTCTAGCAACTCTAATAGTTGTTGTAGTAAATATATTTCGTTAGCTGTTGATAGCATCATTCCATGCCCTCCAGGTGTTCTTTGGGGATTTGGTAAGCCAGACACTCCAACTTGCGACCCTGAGTAGAAGTTTTTACCTAAGTACCTTTGGTATACTAATGCAACTTTTAATGGATCATTTATTGTTTCTCCATCTACATCTTTACCTAGTGATTCTGGTATTTGGTCTATGTCTATGTTTTGTACATACCCTTCGTATTTTGATAACTCTCTATTTTGTATATTTTTAATAAATAAATATTGCAAGTATAATGGTAAT